CTTAGAGGTTGGTGGAGATCTAATCTTCCTCAGTCAGGATGGTATTCGTCCTATCTCAGGTACAAGTCGTATAGGTGATGTTGAATTAGAAACCCTATCAAAAGATATTCAATCTGTATTAACTGACGTTGTACTGGATATAGATGTGGATGGTATATCTGCTGTAGTTATTCGTAAGAAGTCCCAGTTTCGCTTGTTCTTTTCTGCCTCAGATACCCAAGGTGTAATTGGTGGTATACGTAAGCAGCCGGAAGGATTCTCATATGAGTTTGGTCAACTACTAGGCATTGAAGCTACGAGTGCTTCTAGTGGCTACATTGGACATGTAGAGCATGTTATACATGGTACACTGGACGGTAAGGTACATAGACAAGAGATAGGTGACTCCTTTGACGGACTAGATATATTTAGTGCATACCAAACACCTTACATATACATGGAAAACCCAGAGCAACGTAAGATCTTTTATAAGGTAAATACATATCTTAGATCTGAAGGTGATAATGAAATCATCTTAGCTGTAGTATATGACTATGAAGATATTAATGTATTAAACCCTGCTAACTATACTATGACTTCCACAGGCCAAGCGGCCTACTTTAATGAAGCTACGTATAATAGTACTGCTATATATAGTGGTAACCCTTCCCCGATACAGTCAACTAACATATCAGGTTCTGGTAAGTCTGTATCCTTTAAATATGTAACTAATAGCACTGATGCTAGTCACAGCATACAGGGCATAGTGTTAACCTATGGCACTGGAGATTTAAGATAAAATGGCTGGCTATACTAGACAATCCGTTGCAGACATAATTGCAAACGCAGTAATCAAAGCGGCACCCGTTAACGCAGAATATAATGCTATACGAGATGCCTTTACTCACGCAACCGGACATAAGCATGATGGTTCCTCCACTGAAGGTGCTTACGTACCTCTCATTGCAGACGTTGATGCCTATAATAAAGTATCCGTTGATACTACTAATAACCGTATTAGTTTCTTTGTTCAAGTAGGTTCCGGTACTGTAGAGCAGCTACGCATTCAAGATGGGGCATTTGTGCCCGTCACTGATAATGATATTGACCTTGGTGCCTCTGGTGCAGAGTTCAAAGATCTATTCATTGATGGTGTAGGCTATATTGATACTCTTACAGTACATGAGAATGCTACCATTGCTGGCACCTTAGGTGTCACAGGCTTATCTACACTAGCCTCAGTTGATATTAATGCAGGTAACATAGACGGTACTATTATAGGTGCTGCTTCTAAAGCCGCTGCTAGTGTTACCTCCCTTGTTGCTGATACTGTTGATATTAATGGTGGTACTATTGATGCAACTATTATTGGTGCTTCTACTCCTGCAGCTGCTACTATTACTACTCTTGTAGCTACTACAGCAGATATTAATGCAGGTACAGTAGACGCTACTATTGGTGCAACCACTCCAGCAGCAGGTACGTTTACCTCAGTTGTCGCTACTACAGCAGACATTAACGCTGGTACAATTGATGATGCTACTATCGGTGCATCTACTCCTACTACTATCGTTGGTACTACCATTACAGGTACTGCCTTTGTAGGCCCAATTACAGGTGCTGTAACAGGCAATGTAACAGGTAACGTATCAGGTAATGTTACAGGCAACACTGCAGGTGTTCACACTGGCGCAGTCTCAGGTAACGTAACAGGTAACTTAGCGGGTAATGTTACAAGTACAGGTACTAACGTACTAGCTACGGTAGACATTGGTGCAGGTTCCATTGATGGAACTGCAATTGGTGCTGCTTCGGCTAGTACTGTAGTCGGTACAACTGTAACAGCTACTAACTTCGTAGGCCCAGTTGCTGGTGCAGTAACGGGTAATGTAACGGGTAATACAGCAGGTGTTCACACTGGTGCAGTTACTGGTGATGTAGCTGGTAATGTTACAAGTTCAGGTACAAGTGCATTTGCTAATGTAACCATCAGTGGTTCATTGGATATGAATGCTGGTACTTCTGCTACGGTAACTGGTCTATCTAATCCTGTTCAAGGATCTGATGCTGCTACTAAGACTTATGTGGATGCTGAAGTTGCTGCGGTACTAGATGCTGCTCCCGGAGCTTTGGATACCTTGAATGAGTTAGCTGCTGCCTTAGGTGATGACGCTAACTACGCTGCTACAACTACTACAGCACTCGCTACAAAGCTACCTAAGGCAGGTGGAACCATGACTGGTGCCATTGCTATGGGTACTAGTAAGATCACTGGCCTAGGTGCTCCTACGGCTGGCACAGACGCTACTACGAAGACTTACGTTGATGCTGGTGAGGCACTTAAAGTATCCAAAGCAGGTGATACCATGTCTGGTGTTCTTGCAATGGGTGCCAACAAGATTACAGGTGTAGCTAATCCTACCCTAGCTCAGGATGTAGTAACTAAAGACTATTCAGATACATTATTTGGTTCTACTACTGCTGCAGCTACTAGTGCCTCTAATGCTGCTACCTCAGAGACTAATGCTGCTACAAGTGCAACTAACTCTCTGAATAGTGCAAACAGTTCAGCTGCTTCACTTGCTACCTTCACAGGACAATATGTATCTCAGTCTGGTACACCTTCTTCACCGGGAACTGGTGACTTATGGTTTGATACTGGTGCTGCTATTATGAAGGTTTATAATGGTAGCGGATGGGTATCTGCTGGTTCTGCTGTTAGTGGTACAAACAATAGTGTTCAGTATACTGCAACTGCAGGTCAGACTACCTTCACTGCTACTTATGATGCAGGATACTTACAGGTATACCTTAATGGTATTCGATTAGATATTGCAGACTACACAGCTACTAACGGCTCAAGTGTTATCTTGGGTGCAGGTGCTGCTGTTAATGATGTAGTGTTTATCCACTCATTCGGTACGTTCTTACTAGCAGATCATTACAGCAAGACTGTTTCTGATGCTAGGTTCTTAGGTTTAGCTGGCGGCACTATGACAGGCGATACGCTACATGGTGATAGCGTCAAGGCTAAGTTTGGTACTGGTGGCGACTTAGAGATTTACCATGATGGTTCTAATTCTCACATTACAGATGAAGGCACTGGCGACTTATACATAAAAGCTTCTAGTGCTGTTCGCATAAGTAATGCTGATGGTTCTGAGAAATATGCGGTCTTTAATGAGAACGGCGCTACTAACCTTTACTACGACAACGCTAAGAAACTAGCCACCACATCCACAGGCATAGACGTAACTGGGACTGTAACTTCTGATGGTTTAGGTGTTTCAGGTAATAGCTCCCCTAATGTCTCTGTGACATCTACTGGTGGCTCGGTAACTTTATGGTCAGGCGCAGATGATGCCGCTGGCTATGTTGGAACACAATCAAATCATCCTTTGGTACTCCGCACCAACCAAACTGAACGCATGAGAATAGACTCATCTGGCAACGTGCTTGTTGGTACTACTGATGCTGCGGTATGGAGTAATACAACAGGAATAGGTATAAACCTACGTGGCGATTTAGGCTTAATTGCTTCTGCTAGAACAAATGCTGAATCGGCTATATTCAACCGTATGGGGACTGATGGGGATATTGTCAAGTTTAATAAAGACGGCACTACGGTGGGTAGTATTGGTGTTGCGGCTGGCGATAATATTTATTTTGCAGGAGGCGCTGGAAGCACAAAAGGTATTTATATAAATAATATAGCCGTATACCCTGCCGACACAGGGGGCGGTCTAATTGATGCTGCCGTGGCCCTAGGTTCGACAAGTACTAGATGGAAAGACCTATACCTATCAGGCGGCGTATACCTCGGTGGCACTGGTTCTGCTAATAAGCTAGATGATTATGAAGAGGGTACTTGGACTCCTACTTTAATTACTGGCTCTGCTTCTATGACATCAGCTACTTACACTAAGGTTGGAAGTGTAGTCACATTAAATGTTATTGTACACGGCTTTAGTAACAGGACAACCGCTGCGCCTGTGTATATACAAGGTCTTCCGTTCCCTGCTAGCAACGGAGAAAATGTCGGAAGCACACTGTGTAGATATGTAAATTTAGGTAATGCGGGTTTTACTCCATATATTTCTTCTAACACTATGTCTGTGTACGCAATTACTGTAAACGGAAACTATGCCGCAGTGAATCATAGCCATCTAAATAGTACCTTAGCTAGATTCTATATAAGCGTTCAATACTCAACAACATCATAACTAATTATCTAGCATGGTATTGCTAGTGGAGAAGTAACATGGCACTAACTAAAGAAGTAATTGTAGACAAGATCGAAGTCTTAGAAAACGGCACAGTACAAGTACGCACAGCAACCCGAATCTTAGAAGACGGTGTAGCACTATCCTCTTCATTCCATCGTCATGTCTGCGCACCAGATCATGTATGCGTAGATGAAGACCCAAAGGTCACGGCGATATGCTCAGTGATACACACCGCAGAAGTTAAAGCAGCCTACCTAGCAGCACAGGCGGCTTCACTAGCAGCTATGGGAGAGTAAGCATGTCTAAAGCAAGAAACATAGCAGACCTTCTAGAAGCAGATGGTGAAGTAAAAGCTAGTAAGGTTGATGCTTACTCTCTACCACTAACGGGTGGTGCTATGACAGGTGCTGTCACAACTAACAGTACCTTCGATGGTCGAGATGTATCGGTAGACGGTGCTAAGTTAGACCTTGTAGAAGCAAGTGCTACAGCAGATCAGACTAAGGCTGACATTGACGCTTTAGGTCTTGATGCTAGTCAGCTTGACTCCATCCTAGCATCCAAATCAGTCACAGCAGTAGACGTATTCATCTACGACACTAGCAAAGATTCAGACGGTGGAGCATGGCGTAAGCGTACACAAGGCACCTCTTGGTACAACGAAGCATTGAATACATCAACCCGTGGTTCTCGTAAAGAGTTCCCAGCTGTAGCAGTGATTGTTGCAGAGACAGCTAAGGTTACTATCTACGATGGTGATGACCCTAGTATGCCGATGTGGATGGTGTTTACTGCCAATGACGCAACATGGGAAACAGGAGTTAATATGGTTGCGCGGAGTAGTGCTGGGGTGTACTCCACTACAGCATTAAACTCTAGTATCGCTGTATCGTCTGCCTATGCTTTATATGTTGTTTGTTTCCCAAGTGATTTAAGTTATAGCCACAGAGTCACAGTAGGGCGAGGTAAAGGTGTTTATGATGGAAATATTAGTGAGAGGAATTCTGCTAAAGCGTACACATCAGTAGATGGAAACGCAACAATTGCACATGATAGTGTCAACGACATAGCAATGACAGTACTACCCAACGCTCCCATCGACTCCGCAACTGGCCTACCGATTCCAACGATTGCAGTGGCTACCGATGGTGGCGTGAGTGTGATTAAGGATGATGGGAGTGTGGTTGATATAACTGCGGCTAACAATG